GGGAAGGCTGACCCTCGTCCAAGAACGAGACATTGAGTGGAAGGTGAGAGTTGAACACGTCGAACGCGATGTTCCCGACCTAGAGTCCCTGCGAGACCCTGTCAATCAGACGGGTCCCGTCCACTCGGCTTGTGTGCCCATCGTTACCTCTAACGATGCGGTTTCTTATCTAGCTGCCGTCAATAAACGATCCAACTTCATCCAAAATGGAGTGAACGACGACCTGTCAGACGAAATGTGTGCTCACGCTGCAAAAGTCATCGACGCGTTGCCTTTCATTTTCGACACATGGGATGAGAATGAGATCGACAGAGAGCGCTGGTTACGCAAGTTCGACATGAGCAAGAGACAAAGGATGGAAGCAGCATGGGAATCATGCGATCGAATGACTCTCTCCGAACTGAGAAAGAAAAACGGATCTGTTAAGATCGAAACATTGGTCGGGAAGCGGTTTGACAAAACCGCCGCCGGTCGCATCATTTATGCCGGCACCGATGTCTTCAACGCCGTCACCGGACCTGCAATGATGGTCGCCATGGAACGTTTGTGCGCCTTGCTCGACCATGAGCAGGACGGCGAACGCCTCAAGGTGGGTGGCATACTCGAAATCCTCCTCGGATACAAGAAGGATGATAAAGAGTTGGCGAGTTTCATCAAGGACGACCGTTTTAGGGAAATCGTTGAGGGCGACTTCAGCCGCAACGACCGTGAACAGCGCAAACGCGTTGCAACCGAAATCACCGATCGGTGGTTCCGGGTACTCGGTTTCCCAACTTGGTTCAGGCAACTCATGCTCGACCTCGAGGTATACAGCTTGACGAACCGCGACTTCGGCGTCAAAGTTCACCTCATGTATCAGCTGGCAACCGGCACCACCAACACAACTTTCCGCAATTCGACCTACAACATCACCATGTTCGCGGTCACCTGCACCTTGCAAGGCAGGCGCGGAAAAGCATTGGTGCTCGGTGACGATCTTTTGGCCGCGCTCAACAAGCGGCTCAACTTGAAAGATTGGGTCAAGACTGTCGCTGATTTCAAGATGGTTCTCAAAGCAAAGAACCCCACCCTGGATGGCCATGCCACGTTTCTTTCCAGGAGATTTTTTACTGAGGTCGAAGAGCCGTTCATGCTCCCCCTCATCGGCAAGATGCTTGTCCGATTCAACACCAGAGCCTGTCAAAATGAACAGTTGTCTGATGCCGCTGCTATGGCCGCGAAGTCGTTATCTTACGCTTTCGGTTGCAAAAGTGTGCATCATTTTAGAGACATGTTCCTCGAGCGTTACGAGCTTGAGATGGCGAAGTGCGG